AAGTGAGTTCTCGGCTACATCTCACTTAAATCAAAAGTAGCCGACCATTTTTTAATATGTTATAATACACGAAAATAATGAAAATTATAAAAGATAAACCTCCAAATTATGAACTAATAAAACTTACTTTATCCCCACCGGAACACGCAATCTATTGTTATGGGAATAAAATATATAATCCTTCTGGAAAGGAATTGACACCGGACTTAGAATATCACGAGAGCATACATAGCAAACAGCAAGGTAATAATCCCGATTTATGGTATAATAAGTATCTAACGGATAAAGATTTCAGATTAGAACAAGAATTAGAAGCTTATGGAGAACAATATCTTTTTATAAAAGAACATATAAGTAATAATAAATTAAGAAAATGGAGCTTAGAAAAAATGGCGGAAGCTTTAAGTAATTATTATAAATTAAATATACCTTATCAAATAGCAGAAAGTAAAATAAGAAATTATGGGAAAAATATAAAAAGAAGATATGCCATTTAAAAAAATAAAAAGTGGAAAATACAAAAGCACATCAGGAAGAACATATACACTTAAACAAGTTAAGGCTTATTATGCAACCAAAGGTTGGAAACGAAAACCTAAAAAGAAATAATTTGTATGTCCACTTTAAATCAAAAAATAGTAGCAGGAAGAATTAAAAAAAGGGTGGGGAAAGGTAGGATAATTATAGGCAAAGAAATGAGAGGTATTTATACGGATAGTATGGCAAATAATCCACAAAAATTAACAAAAAGTAAAGGTTTTCAAGAAGAGATGAAACCGATTATTGAACAACTGGAAGAAGAAAGACAAAGAGCTATTTTATTGCTTCAAAAGAAAATAACAAAAGCACAATATCATCAATTAGTGGACGCAGTAGATAAATTAACAAAAAATATCCAATTATTATCAGGCGGAGAAACAGAAAGAGCGGGCTTAACTATTTCTTTTGATAAATCATTCAATGCACCCAATACTTCACGAAAAACAACAGGAAGTAGTAATAAGTAACGCTCGGTTTAAAGTTATTAGAGCAGGAAGGCGAGCAGGAAAAACGACTTTAGAGATAGAGGAGATGTTATTTATTGCCGTATCTAAAAAAGATAGGCGGATATTCTATTTAGCTCCGACTCAATCTCAAGCAAGAGATATTATCTGGGAAGCTCTTAAAAGAAGATTAGGTAAAATAGGTATACCAAACGAAACAAGATTAGAAATGAAAGTTCCAACTCAAGATGGAGGATATTCTATAATTTATATAGCCGGTTGGGAAAATAGAGAGAACTTTAGGGGAAAGGCGGCTGATTTGATTGTTTTTGATGAATTAGACACGATGAGAAACTTTCAGATCGCTTGGTTGGAGATATTTAGGCCAGCATTACTTGATACAAAAGGTAGGGCAACATTTATAGGCACACCTAAAAAAGAAAATCCTAATTTAAGAAGACTTGAAAAAATAGCGGAAGGAGATAAAGATTATAAAGTCTTTTATTTTACTACAAAAGATAATCCGTTTGTTTCTGAGCTTGAGATAAAAAAGGCAAAAGAAGAAATGGATATTTCCAGTTTTAGGCAAGAGATATTAGCTGAATATGTGGAAAATCAAGGTTCTTTATTTAGCTTCTCCGCGTTATTAGATGTCTTTTCTAATACAATCGAGAAAGAAAATGAAAAATATCTCATAGTGGATATAGCCGATGACGGTTCAGATAAAACAGTCTTTTCTTTTTGGGAGGGCTTAGAAGAATATAAACGAGAAGAATTTGCTCGATTTAATACAGAAAATATAATAGATAAGATAAGAGAATATGCTTCACAAGACAAAATACCGTTCTCTCATATAGCTGTTGATGCAATCGGGGTGGGGGCTGGAGTAGCTTCTTCTTCAATGTTAGACGGTATTATAGGTTATAAATCCTCTTATTCGGCTATTAAAACTGATTTGGATATAGTTAGATTGCCTAATGTAGGATATACAAAAGAAATTCCTTTAGTGTCAGATTATAAAAATCTGCGTTCTCAATGTGTATTTACTTTAGCTGGTCTAGTGAATAATCATCAAATAGCTTCAAAGGTAGATGGACAAGCCAAAGAGAAAATAATAGAAGAATTATCAACTTATCAAGATGTATCTAAAGGCGATGGCAAGAGAATGGCGACTGCTAAAGAAGATATTAAAGAGATTATCGGGAGAAGCCCTGATAATTCCGATACTTGGATAATGAGAATGTATTTTGTCATCAAAGAAAAAATGTTACCAATGAAAAGTGAAGAAGTTAGTCGGGTGATAGAAAAACAGAATCTTCAATTTGATATGAATTTTAAAAATAAAGTAGTTAATAGCAGTAAATAATGTTATAATTATCAAAAATAATTCAGCGAGAAATAAATTATGCAAAATATAGGCGAGATAATTCGTAAATCAGAGTCTGATTATATAAGTGGGACAACAAACATATCAAAACACGTTCAACATTCAATGCTTAATACTTTAGAACGCATTGATGCTTATCTGTTTTCAAAACATATATCCGGTGAAACTGACTCATTGGGCAGAGATAAACCCTTTTTCAATATCGCAACTTCGGCAGTTAATGTCTGGTATCGGGCGACTGATATAGATAGAAGCCATATTCTAGTTAAAGCTGTTAAATCTAAAGACTGGATAGACTCATTTTTAGCCACTATTCATTTACGGGATTGGATGAGGAGGGAGTTCTTTGGTCAATTCTTAAATGAATGGGGAAGATCTTTAGCTCGTTATGGTTCTTCTGTTGTTAAATTTACTAAGAATAGCAAAGGATTACATATTCAAGTTATTCCTTGGAATAGGTTAATCGTTGACGCGGTAGATTTCGATTCGAACCTAAAGATAGAAATATTGGAACTGACAGAAGCTCAACTGAGAGAGAGAATAAAGACCAATGGTTATGATAAAGGACAGGTAGAAGCTCTTACCTCTTCTCTTAAAGCAAGAGAGACAGCTAATAAACAAAAGAAAGACACTAAGAGTAATTATATAAAACTGTATGAGCTACACGGGGTATTGCCTTTGTCATATCTTACAGAAAAAGATAAAGATGAGAATACTTTCGTTCAACAAATGCACGTAGTCTCTTTTGTAGGCATTCAGAAAGGCAGAAAAACAGAATATGAGGACTTCTCTCTTTATTCAGGTAAGGAAGAGAAAGACCCATATATGCTAACTCAGTTGATTAAAGAAGACGGCAGGACATTATCAATCGGGGCGGTAGAACATCTTTTTGAAGCTCAATGGATGGTTAATCATTCAATGAAAGCGATTAAAGATAACTTAGATTTAGCCAGTCGGCTTATCTTCCAGACTTCAGATCCTCAATTCTTAGGTAGAAATGTCTTAAATAATATAGAAACAGGTGATATTTTAATCCATAGCCCTAACCAGCCATTAACTCAGCTTAATAATCAGTCAATCAATGTAACCTCCCAGCAAAACTTCGCGGTTCAATGGAAGCAATTAGGTAATGAAATAACGGGAGTATCAGAAGCAATGTTAGGGGCAACTCCTAAATCAGGCACAGCTTGGAGGCAAACAGAGGCGATATTACAAGAATCACATTCTTTGTTTGAATTGATGATTGAGAATAAAGCCCTTATGTTAGAAGAAATGTTAAGAGTATGGATATTACCTTATCTGAAAACTAAAATGGATACTTCAAAGGAAGTTTCAGCTACTCTATCGCAATATGAAATAGACAAAATAGACGCTCGTTTTATTAAAAATGCTTCTATCAAGATGACTAAACAAACATTAAAAAATAAAGTATTAAATGGAGAAGAAATAATGCCGGGGGAAAAAGAAGCATTGATGTCTCAAAATCAGCAAAACATTCAAGATACTTTACAAGATTTTGGTAATCAGAGATTTTTCAAACCAGATGAAATAAGTGATAAGACTTGGAAAGAGCAATTTAAGGACTTGGAGTGGGAAGTGGAAATAGATATATCAGGTGAGTCCTTTAATTCACAAGCGGCGTTAACTACTCTTTCCACGGCATTAAAATTGGTAACAACACCCGGATTTGAACAGAATAAAAAAGCTCAGATGATAGTCGGGAAAGTGCTTGAATTAACAGGGACATTTTCACCAATGGAATATAATGCATTACCAGCTCAACAATTACCTACATCGGCGGGGACGCCAGTAGAAACTCCTGATGTGTCGACAGGAGTGTTACCAGCATAAAAAACAATATAAAAAGTAAATTATGGAACCGACAATAAATGTAAACGAAAAAGAAATAGATTTAATTAAGAGGACATTTCAAGATAATGAACAACTCTTAAAATCAATCAGAGCTTTATTCTTTGGTCTTGGCGTTACAGAAGAAGAAAAAGCTCTGATTAAAGAAACATTTTCAAGCGATGAATTGAAAGCGATAATGTGGAAAAGATTTTATCCTCAGTTGGATAATAAAACTCCTATCGGGCAAGTTCAAGATATATGGCTTGGGGCAGAACAAATGGTATTCGGACAAAATCCTAATGTGATTGACCAAGCAGTTAAATATAAGGATTTATCGCTTAAATATACTAAGCAATCTTTGGAATTATTAGAAAATCCTGACGGACAATCTGTTAATATAAATTATGACCCGAATAGGATTTTAAATGACCCGTTACAGATACAATTACTTGCGCGTAATCAATTTATCAGGCATATAGAGCAACAATTACTTTTCTTGTGGGTTATTGCCAGCCAGAAAGAATCAACACCAAAAGAAATAAAAGAAAAGATGACTAAAAATAGCACGCAATAATTATTCACAGTTTGTTTTTAGTCAAAAAGTATGTTATTATTAAGATTAAATCGGAGTAGAAGTATCTCCTAAAAATTACTTCTAACAAAATGAATACAGAAGATAAAGGTTTTCTTGACACCTTAGCACAAGAAAAAATAGACGCGGATACCGATTTTCAAGATAGTTTAGATTCTTTGGAGGAAGATGAAAGAGAACAAGCTATTCAAGAAAAGAGAAAGGAAATTATAGAGCAAGAATTTTCTTCTTTAAAAGAGTCTTCAAAAAAACAGGAAGAACTTGCTAATAATTATAAAATCCGCGCCGAAAAAGCCGAAAAGGCTAAAAAGGAAGACCACACTTCTAAAAAGGAAGAAGACTCAGATCTTTCGCCTAAGGATCTCTATGCTTTAATAAATGCGCAAGTTCCTCAGGAAGATGTTGAAGAAGTTGTCAAAGCGTCAAAACTTTTAGGCAAAACCGTCCAAGAAGCGTTAAATGACGATATAGTCAAAACAATTCTTGAGACTCGCCAAGAGTTCCGCAAGACAGCAGAAGCCACAAATACCAAGCAAGCTCGTCCGGGTTCAAAGAAAGTATCCGATGACGAATTGCTTAAAAAAGCTTCCGCAGGTGATGTGCCTGAAAAAGGAAGCGAGGAAGCTGAGCGTCTATTCTGGGCAAAAAGAGGAGGAGAAAGAAAATAGTATTCAGCGGGGTTAATCAGTGGGATTATAAGATTAACCACAGTTCCTTCAAAACTAGACAATAGTAGACCACTTATGATAATATAGACTACATGTTAAAACCATGTGAAAGGTGCGGAAAAGAAATCCATACCTTCCCGTCTAAGTTAGCAAGAGGTAAGGATAAATATTGTTCTCGTTCCTGCGCAAACATTGGTAGAGTTGAATTGAAATGTGCCATCTGTGGCAAACAATTCACTACTCATCAATGTAAATTAAAAACAGGTAGAGGAAAGTATTGCTCTCGTAAATGTTACGAACTCTCAAAAAGAGGCAAACCTTCTTGGAATAAAGGATTATCAAATACTTGGGCGATAGGAAACAAATATCGTTTAGGTAAAGGTAATTCTAATCCTCACAAGATGTTTGGAACAGCAAATCATAAGTGGAAGGGCAACAGTGTTGGGTATTATGGACTACATAACTGGGTTCGTAGAGAACTTGGGAAACCGCAAAATTGCGAGCATTGTAAAAATAACAACCTAAAACCTCGCCAGTATCACTGGGCAAATAAAAGTCAAAAGTATTTAAGAGATAAAAAAGACTGGATTCGCCTATGTGTTCCTTGTCATAAAAAATATGACTCTAAAAACTAGATAGAACACTGATATAATTTACGAATACACAATCAACTTATGGTAATAGAGATAAATATTTCCAAAGCCAATATGAAATAGTTTTGAGAAATGCTCTAATTGCCGAAAAAATCTGTTCCGTGGACAGTTCTGATTCTAAAAGGATTCAGAATCCTTATGGATCACAGCCAACAGCAACAATTCAAGCAGTTGCTGGAACATATAGCGTTACCGCTTGGACAATAACAGACGATGCTCTAACAGTAACTGATGAAGTTATTTATGCAGAACACGTCTTTGCGCACGAAGATTACTTCGGTGTGTTTGATGTAGCCACTTCTCGTATTGATAATATGATGTATGCGGTTGCATTTGGTATTGATAAGTTCGTTAACACATTAAAGGCGAACTCTAAATCTTTCTTAATTGACTTGGAAGCCCTATTTATGGGGGCGACAGGGGGCAAGCAAGGACTTATGTCCTGTGCAGCCTGAACGACTGAACAGAAAGACACCGAGAAATCGGTGATGCGACAGTCTGACCTCGGCCATAACAAAAAGAAAGCCGAGAGGGACATCCGAAGAGTTGTCCCCCGAACATTGACAAGATTGTAGATATGGATAGTATTAAGATATATGCGAAGACTTGATACTAAACAATTAGCCCAAGCTCGAAGAAAGCGGTATGAGGAAAAATACCCAGACCGAGTTAAAGCGAGCAAACAAAAATACGTTGATACTCATAGGAAAGAGATAAATAAAAAAAACTCAGAAAGGATAAAGAAGAAATGGTGGACTAACCCTGAAAAGTATAGGGAACAACAAAGAAAGAAATACCATTCAGATATAGAAGCAAACAGAAAGAAACAACGAGATTACTATGAGAGAAATAAAGAGAAACAACGTAATTGGGCTAGACAATATACAAGAAAATTAAGAGAAGAAGTTATTAAAGGATATGGTGCAGAGTGTGAATGCTGTAAAGAAAGTAGATATGAATTCCTTGCTTTAGACCATAGAAATGGGGGAGGCAATAAAGAAAGGAAAGCAGGAAAACATACTTACTCAATTTACCGAGATGCAAGCAAAAGAAAATTCCCCTCTGATTATAGAATCCTTTGCCACAATTGTAATAACGCTCTTGGTTTCTACGGATATTGCCCCCATATACAATCTTAAATGTTTGAGTAACAAATTGCTTAAATAACCTTTGCGAAGATGCGACAGGTGCATATACAACTCCAGCAGGAGGATTTACGACTGCCGGTAATATTAATACTATTATGGCTAATCTTGTTTCAAAGGTTGCCGGTTATGAAGATACTTACAAAGGTCTTTTCCTAGTAATTGAGAATACTGACTTGGTAGGTTTTGCTATTGCTGGAGCTACAAACGGCTTCACTTTGGCAGACGCCACTCTAAAGAATGGCTTTATGAACAACTGGATGGGCGTTGATATCTATGTTGTCCGTTCAGGCACATTCGTAACTGATACTCTTGGCACAACAACAGTTTCTAACGCTTCTCACCGTGTATTTGGTGTTAAAGGTGTAGCGACTTATGCTTCTCCAAGAGGTATGCAGTTTGAAGAGAAATCAATAACTCTAAAGACAGGTAAAGAAATTGTAGTCTTTGGTCTTGTCGGTTTTAAAGCTTGGTCTCAAAAAGCAGGATTGCTTGTTGATATAACTTTAGCTTAATTATTAGACCCGCTTCGGCGGGTCTTAGAGGAGTCGCCCCCGCTGACGACTCTTCTAAAATCCGCCGAAGCTTAACAAAAATAAAATGGCAGAGAAAAAAGAAGAGAAAAAAGAAGAGAAAAAAGAAGAGAAAAAAGAAGAGAAAAAAGAAGAGAAATCTTCATTTGAAACTATAAATGGTATTCAAGTGGGTGATCCTCAAGCTCTTCGTCCTAAAGAACTTCCTCTCGTTGTAAAACCAGAGAAAGGTGCTTGGGCAAACGAAGCACAGGCAGAATTTGCAAAAGTTCTTAATGCTTATGCTTATAGAAATCCTGAGAAATGGCAAACAAAAAAAGATGTTTTAATTGCTCAACTTGTTGAAATAGGAAAAGACTCTAATGCTATCGCGAAATATCGTGGTAATAGAGGCGGAGTTTCCTTTAAGAATAAACTAATTGAGCAATAATTATTAGCTAACATCACATTCAATGAATAAAAAAATAGTAACAATCGGAATAGTAGTGGCAATCGCTCTGGGAATAGTTGGTATATTCACAGGAGGTCAGACCATTCAAC